GGGTCCCCTTAAATGGGACAAATTTATGCGCCCCCCCCCCCCCCCGCAACCGATCGCGTCGAGCAGCTCCTCGGCGAGGTCCTCCTCGAGGCTCGGTGCCTCATGTTGCGATTCAACCACTTCACCAGCGAAAGGAGATGCTTCGATGGAATCTCAGGATCGGCCCCGGCTCGGCGACCTCGCCAAGGACATCGTCTCAGGCTTCACCGGCATCGTCATCGCGCGCACCGAGTGGCTCAACCGGTGCGTCCGCGTCACCCTGGGGCCCACGAAGCTCCAGAAGGACGGCAAGCCGGCGGACAACCAGACGTTCGACGAGGAGCAGACCCAGGTCATCAAGCCCGGGCACATCGTGCCGCGCAGCCTGCAGGTCGAGACGGTGGGCGAGGCGTTCCAGCACCGGCGCCAGACCGGCGGCCCGCATCCGGAGCCGCGCCGCGGCAGCGAGACGCCGCGCCGGTGATCGCGCCGCCGATTCCCACCACCGGCCTGGTCGGCGCGCGCCCGACGTCGATCGACTGGAGGCCAGCGTGACCAGCCCGAACAACCGCCCCCGCGGCTATACGAAGCCCGAGCCGAAGGGCGAGGTCCGCCCGTGCGTCGACGGCGGCGAGAAGTGCCCGCGCGGCTGCGGCGCCACCCTCAAGACGCCGAACGACCGCTTCATGCATGTCTGCGACCTGAAGGCCACATCGAAGGGCTCGATGCGGGGCGACCGCCGATCGCGGAGCGCCTGTGCCTGATGCCGTTCCCGCAGTCGATGGTGCCGCGCCGACCGCGACGCCGCCGACGATCTGGGACCAGGTGCTCGATATCCTGCGCGACCGCATCAACCCGCAGACGTTCAACACCTGGCTTCGGCCGACGTCAGAGCACATGGCCGACGGGCGCGGCGTGGTGATCGTCTCCGTACCCAGCCCGGCCTTCATCAACTGGATCCGAAATAACTACACCACGGCAATCAAGGAAGCTCTCGCGACCCTGCGCCTCCAGGCGATCACGATCGAGTTCATGTCGTCACCGGCTGCGTCCGCTCCATCGACCGCAGCTCCGGCCCCTGCGCGTCCGCCGGCATCGACTCTGCCGCAGCCAACCTCCGCGACCCTGAAGCGGGCGGCGGGCTGCCTCAAGTGCGGCGCGCAGCATGCGATCACATTCCGAGTCTCAAGCGGGCTGCTCACACGCGAGCACCTCCGCGTCATCCAGAACGGCCTGGCGATGTTCCTCTGGTGCATCGACAAGCAGACGGGTCCGAACGGCCTCATCTTGGGCGGGAAGCCCGTGACTCTAGCGCAGATTGCCGAATCGATTCCGTTCTCGCAACGCGAATTGAGCCGTCAACTGGATCTGCTGGAGACCCACGAGTACCTCACCGCCCTGAGACGCCCTGCCGGCCTCGTGTTGCGCGTCAATAACCAGAAGAAGTTCGGCTCCTGCCGATGCGGCGGAGCCCCGCCGTGATCGGACAGGGTTGTCCGATCAGACCGGACGGTGTTGTCCGATCGCTAATAGGAAGTAGTTCAGTTCTGTAGATCTGGACAGGAAGCACTACACGGCGCGTGTGCACGACTCAATTTCAAGGGAGGACCCGATGACGAAGCGAAGCGTGGCGACCGCGGCGGCAGCCGCAAAGGTGGACGACGGCGTGGTGCTCGGAGCCGCGCCTCCGATGACGGACGCGGGGCTGGTGCCGGGGGCGTCGCAGTTCGAGCCGGCGATGCCGATCGACTTCCTGCAGGAGTCACCGAACAACCCGCGGAAGCGGTTCCGGGCCGAGTCGATGCGCGAGCTCGAGGAGTCGGTACGGGCGAAGGGCGTCGTGACGCCGCTCCTGGTGCGCCGGGCACCCGGGCGCGCCGCCGAGGTGTATGAGATCGCGGCGGGACACCGGCGCTACCGGGCGGCGGTCGCGGCCGGTCGGCCGACGGTCCCGGTGCTGATCCGCGAGATGGAGGACGCCGAGTTCCTCGAGCTGCTGGTGATGGAGAACGACCAGCGGGAGGACGTCCATGCCCTCGAGGAGGCCTCCGGCTACCAGGCACTCCTCGGGCTGAAGGGGTACGACGTGGCGAAGATCGCAGCGCGCGTCGGCCGAAGCCCGAAGTACGTGTACGACCGGCTGAAGCTGCTGGAGCTGGTGCCGGATGCGCAGGCGCTGTTCCTGCGTGACCTGTTCAGCGCCGGCCACGCGATTCTGCTGGCGCGGCTGAAGCCGGAGGACCAGAAGCGGGCGATCGAGGCCACGCGGCGCAACGGGTATTCGACGGCGATCGACTCGGGCGTCTTCCAGAGTGTGAGCGGCGCCCTGTTCGATGACGACGAGCCCGCCTCGAAGGATCCCTACGCGCATGTGAAGGCGGTCAGCGTCCGGGAGCTCGAGGCGTGGATCCAGCGCAACGTCCGCTTCGAGCCGGCGCACGTCGACGCCTTCCTGTTCCCGGAGACCGCGCAGGCGATCGAGGCGCACGCCGACGACCGCCTAGGCGTCATCCTCGGCACGCGACAGTACCGCGCGAGCGATGACGTGCGCGGCGCCGGCAAGGAGAAGGTCTTCGGCGCGGAGGCCTGGAAGCGGGCCGACGGACAGGAGAAGTCGAAGACGTGCGACTGGTCCAGGCTGCTGCTCATCGCGTGCGGGCCGGGGCAGGGCGAAACCTTCCTCGCGTGCGTGGCCAAGCAGAAGTGCACCACGCACTGGGCGGCATGGCAGAAGGAGCGGAAGGCCTCGGCGTCCGGCTCCGGGTCGTCGCAGACGCAGAAGCCGCAGGAGCGGCAGCGCCGCGAGGATGACGCCAGCAAGCTCCGGGCGGAGCAGGAGGAGATCCTGGCGTCGCGCTGGGAGAAGGCGACGCCGGCGATGCTGGAGGCGCTCGCCGCGGCGGTGAAGAAGGCGCCGGTGAAGCCGACCGGCCAGCTGGCGCAGCTGCTGGTCCGGGCGCTCAACGTCGTTCAAGAGGACGGCCAGTACCTCCCGATCGGGAATACCCCGGAGGACCTGGTGCGGCACCTGGCCTTCGCGGTCGTGGCAACGGACGCGACCGAGGTCCGCTACCAGTGGGGACGCGAGCGCTGGGTCAAGCAGCTCCGCGCCTTCGGGATCGACCCAGAGAAGATCCTCGCCGCGGCCGCGCCGGTCGAGAAAGTGCAGACGCCTGCAAAGGAGCATGTTCCCGGACCCGGGAAAAAGGTCATCAAGGGCACCTGCCGGAAGTGCGGATGCACCGAAGAGAAGGCCTGCGCCGCCGGCTGCGCCTGGGCCGATGGGACGCAGACCCGGTGCACCGCCTGCTTCCCGCCGAAGCTCTCGAGCTCGGCGAAGGGGAAGAAGAAGGCGCGCCGTTGAATGCTCCGGTCCGCATCACGCTGGAGTCGACGGAGGAGATCGGCCAGGCGCCGCCGGCGGTCCGGATCTGGACCGGCAAGACCGACGAGGGCGTCCTGATCGTCGGCTTCATCGCGCTCGCGGCGATCCCCTCCGGGAATCGGGAGGCCGACGAGCGGGCGCGCCTGGCGCTCGAGCGGCGCATCGTCTCGAAGGCCCGGATCATCATCCCGGTCGACGCCCGGTGAACTGGCCCACCACCGGCGGCCGCGGTCGCGTCGCGCTAATCGTCTGTCGCGGACGCCGGCAGAAGCTGCCGCCGTGCTACCGCGACAACCGGCCGGCGACGATCCAGTGCGACCAGGTCATCGGGCAGCGCGACGCCGGCATCGCCGTGATGCCCGTGACCTGCGACCGCTGGTGCTGTAGCGACACGTCGTGCGCCGTGAAGGTCGGTCCGAACAGGCACCTCTGCCGCCAGCACTTCGACGCGGCCAACCATGCAGCAGCAGGAGGAACAGGGCGATGAGCGCAGGCAACGGCAAGGACAAGGGCGACGGGTTCATCGAGGTCGAGGGGAACGCGGTGCCGCTGCGCACGAAGGCGCCGAAGCCGACTCCGCGGGCGCGCAACCAGCACCTGCCGGGCATGGAGCCGAAGACGATCCCCTCGGTGCACAAGGCGATCGAGGAGTATGTCGTCGCGCGCGACCACCGGATGGAGCTCACGAAGGTGGAGGTCCAGAAGAAGGCGATCCTGATGCACGAGATGAAGCAGGCCGGGCTTCTGACCTACAGCGTCGACGGGCACGAGGCCGAGCTGGAGATCGACGAGCAGGTAAAGGCGCGCCTGTGCGAGCCGGAGGAGGAGGCCTCGGAGCCGGTCGGGACGTTCGTGGAGCCGGCGAAGGGGAAGGACGCCGGCGCGGCGCCGCGGCGTGGGTCCCGGAAGAAGGGCGGCGGCTGGGCCGAGGCGCAGGCATGAAGACGATCCACCTGGCGCCAGGCGTCGACACCGGGCTCGCCACCCTGATCGACACGCGCTGTCTGGTGCAGGCGAACAGCGGCGGCGGCAAGTCCTGGTGCCTGCGCCGGCTGCTCGAGCAGTCGCACGGCTCGGTACAGCACCTGGTCCTCGACCCGGAAGGGGAGTTCGCCAGCCTGCGCGAGCGGTTCGACTACGTCCTGGCCGCGAAGCATGGCGGCGACACGGCGGCCGAGCCGCGCGCCGCCGGCCTCCTGGCGCAGCGGCTGCTCGAGCTGGGCGTCTCCGCGATCGTCGACCTGTACGAGCTCAAGGCGCACGAGCGCGTCCGGTTCGTGCGGGGATTCCTCGAGGCCCTCGTCGACGCGCCGAAGAAGCTGTGGCATCCGGCGCTCGTGGTGCTCGATGAGGCGCACGTCTTCTGCCCGCAGCAGGGGGAGGCGGAGTCGGCCAGCGCCGTCATCGACCTCTGCACCCGGGGCCGGAAGCGCGGCTTCGGTTCGGTGCTGGCAACGCAGCGCCTCTCGAAGCTGCACAAGGATGCGGCCGCCGAGCTGAACAACAAGCTGATCGGCAGGACGGGGCTCGACGTCGACGTGAAGCGCGCCGCCGACGAGCTTGGCTTCACGAAGGAACGCTGGCGCGAGCTGCGCGAGCTCGAGGCGGGGGAGTTCTTCGTCTTCGGGCCGGCGATGTCGCGCGAGGTACGGAAGGTGCGCATCGGATCGGTTCAGACGACGCACCCGAAGGCGGGGGCGCGCCTGGCGTTCGTGGCGCCGCCGCCGACTGATCGGATCCGGGCGCTCCTGCCGAAGCTGTCCGACCTGCCGGCCGAGCAGGAACGGAAGGCGAAGACGGAAGCCGACCTGCGCGCCGAGCTGCAGTCGCTCCGCGGGCAGCTCGCCGCGGCGGAGCGGCGCGTGCCGGCGGCGCCAGCGCCGAAGGTGCGCGAGGTCCCGGTGCTGAAGGACGCGCAGGTGAAGCGCCTCGAGGCGGCGATCGCGCGATTCGGGACCGCGAGCGATCGCGTGGTCGAACAGATGCACGAGTCCCTCGACGCCCTGCATCGGCGAGAGAAGGAAGCGGCGGTCGAGGCGCGCGGCATCAGGCAGGCGATCGAGCGGTTCTCCGGTGCGCAGGCGGTCGCCGCTACGAGGCGCGAGCTCGGAGTCGGTCCAATTCCTTCCAAGACCGTCTTCGCCAGTCGTCCGCAACCGCCGGTCACGCGACCTGCGCCGACCCCCAGCGCCGGCGACGTCCGCCTCGGCCGAGGCGAGACCGCCATCCTCACCGCCATCGCGCAGCACGAGAACGCCGGCGTGACGCGCGAGCAACTCACCGTCCTGACCGGGTACAAGCGCTCCTCGCGCGACACCTACCTACAGCATCTCCTGGCCGCGGGCATGGCCGAGCAGTCGCGTCACGACGCCTCGGCGATCGTCGCCACGTCGCAGGGCCTCCATGCGCTCGGCCCGGACTTCGAGCCGCTCCCGACGGGCGATGAGCTGCGCGCCCACTGGATGGATCGCCTCGGCGGCGGGGAGAAGGTGCTCTTCGAGCTGGTGATCGGCGCCTACCCGGACGCGGTCGAGCGCGACGTTCTGTCGGAGGCGAGCGGCTACCAGCGGTCGAGCCGGGATACGTTCCTGCAGCGCCTGGCGGCGCGGCGGCTGATCGTCACCGAGCGCGGTGCCGTGCGCGCGAGCGAGATTCTCTTCTCATGAGCCGGCCCCGCGCGAGACGCACGCTGATCGCCGTCGCCCTAATAGCGCCGCTGCCGATGTCGTTCCTCTCCGCCATGGTCTATTGCCTCGGCTGGCGCGACGCCCTTACGACCGTGGCCCTCTTCGCGGCGCTCATGGCGAGCATCATGCTCTTCTTGATCGGCATGCAGATGCTGACGGTGGACGAGTGAAGATCCGGCCCCGCGGCGACTGGCGCATCGGCGCGTTCAATGTGTCGTGGGAGCCGCGCTGGGTGTGGGTCGGCCTCGCGTGGCGCCACACCATCGACCTCGGGCGCCGGGACACACCGGAGAAGGTGTCGCTCTTCCTCTGCCTCCTGCCGTGCCTGCCGATCGTCCTGGTGATTGAGAGGGCGAGGCGGTGATGAATCTCATGCCAGATGAATGCGGCGCGGCGATCGCCGGACTCAAGGCGCTGAACGATAAGTGCTCCGAGCAGCTGCACGCCGGCTCTCTAGGTTCCGATTGCGTCGACTGCGGGGCATGCTCTTTCTGTGATGAGCGCCAGGACCTTCTCCTTGATCTCTTCGAGACATTCGCAACGAAACGCTATGAGGACCTCTTCGACGGCATCGCCTGTCTGCTGGCGGCGAAGGGCGGGGAGATCGTCGTGCCGGATAGCGTCGTGTCGGGAATCGACCTGAAGTCCAGGATCCAGGTGGACCGCCGTTTTGATCCACCGGCCACGATCTACCGCTTGGTGGCGCCCCGGTGAGGATCCGCCTGAAGATCCCGCTGAAGCTGCCCTACAAGAACGAGCTCACGCCGTCCTACGACAGCCGCGCCTTCTTCTGCTTCCGCAGGGTGCAGGCCGACTGGAAGAAGGCGATCCCCAACCCGCGCCCCGGCGAGCGCGCCCTCGGAGCCAGGCGCCTACGGATCGTCCGACTGATGACCATCGGCGAGCGCCCCTTCGACACCGGCAACGTCTATTACGCCGCGGCCGCGATCATCGACATCGTCGCGAAGAAGGGCTGGCTCGTCGACGACACGCCCGACCTGCTGGATCTCGACAGGCCGGTGCAGCGTCTCGCCGTCGGCGACGAGCTCGCGCCCTCCACCTACATCGAGATCGAGGACCTGCCCGGGCCGGCGGTGCGGACCGCGGCGCTTCCTGGGCTCTGAAAAACAATCAGCGGGAATCAAACGCTGGGCCGCAGGTAGGCTCAGGGTATGAAGAAGAAGATCACTCGTGATGCCGGCCGCGTCGTCGTCCCGGACGGTCATGGCTTCCGCCGCGTCGAGCGCCTCCCACTGACCCCGGTCCTCGATTCGAACGGCCGCCCCATGACGATCGAGGAACTCCGCCGCATACGCCGGGCGGCGAAGCGTCGGGCCGGGCGCTAACCTGCGCCGCTTGACACGCAGCCCGCCGCCCGCGATGTTGACCTTGTTGACGTAGCATCGCGCGCGGAACCGCTGCATAATCCGCTCGCCGGCCGCGGGGGGGCTTGCAACCTCTTCGCTCTCAGAGACATAGAGAAGGGCCTCGTGGTGGGCCACGCCATCGCGAGGCCCTTCGTCTATGGAGTGCCGGAGCAAGGTCCGGGAACGTCACACCGGCGACGACTGTTCTATCCCGATCTCCACTGGTCCGGCAACTCCTCCCCACGCCGCCCCGCACCTGGTCCTGACCTTCCGGTTCGGCCGACAGGTCATCCTCTGTAAGCCGACCTGGTCCGGCGCCCAACTCGCCACCGTCCAGTTCAGCTGCCCGCACTGTTGGCAGGCTTTCACCACCGCGGCGGTCCGCCTCGACCGGGCCTCCGGGGCGCTGACGCTCGTCGGCTGCGTCCATTGCACCTGCGGTCTCCACCTGCACGTCGATGACGGCGTCGGCTCGCTCTTCCTGCCGCACTATCTCCTCTGCCCGCGGGGTCGGGCTCTCGCATGAGCAAGCGGACCGGCAGGGGCCGGGGCGGGAAGCGCGAGGGCGCCGGGCGCCCGGCGGGCGCGCCGAACACCGGGACCGTCCGACGTCGCGAGCAGACCGCTCTGGCGATCGAGGACCACTTCGGCGACGGGAAGCCCGCGGAGTACCACCTGGCGACCATCATCCTGAAGGAGCTGCTCGATGGGACGCTCGACGGGTCCGCGCGCGTCACCGCGGCCATCCACCTCGACAACCGCCTGCAGGGCAAGCCGCGCGAGGCCCTCGAGCTCTCCGGCCCGTCCGGCGGGCCCATCGGCCAGCACATCTTCCGCGCGCGCCTGGCGTCCGGCGAGGAAGCCCTCGCCCCGCCTCTTGCGCTCCCGCCTGCCGTCCCCACCACACCCGCGGAGGAGTCCGATGGCCCAGTCGAAGCGAAGACGTAGGACGACGTGCGCGCAATGCGGCCGGGATCTGCCGAGCGAGGCCGGGCGCGACGCGCTGACGTCGGGCACGGACGTGTGCATCCGGTGCGCAAGCGTGAAGCTCAACGCGGCGTACAAGACCGCCGCGGCAAGGCGGTGGCTCGAAGGCTGGCGCGAAAAGCTGCGCACGTCGTTGCAGCTTCAGGAGCCCGCCAACCGGTAGCCCCGCCACCGGCGACACCGCCCGCGATCGTCAGGTCGTCCGAGTTCATCCTCCCGCCGCTCTTCCCGTACCAGAACGACCTCGTCCGCAACCCGGCGTGGGAGCTGGTGATCGTCTCCGCCACGCAGATCGGCAAGACCTTCGCCTGCGCGTGCTGGCTCCTAGCGCAGGCCTTCGAACACCCGGGGACGCTCAACTGGTGGACGGCGCCGACGAAGCGCCAGGCCCGGAACGGCTACCTGCGCATGAAGTCGATCGCGCAGTCGGCCGGCCTGCTGCTGCGTGGCCGACAGGGCTACTCCGACTCCGAGATGATCCTGCGTCTCTGGAACGGTGCGCGCATCGAGTGCCGCTCCTGGAAGAACCCCGAGAACCTGCAGGGCGATTCCATCTGGGCGCTCGTCGTCGACGAGGCAGGGCTCCTGACCGGGCTGGCGCGCGCCCTCATCAGCTCGCGGCGCTCCGCCCTCCTCGGGCCCGCCCGCTACATCGGCAACCCCAGCGGCTCGGGCTCGGCCTTCTGGGAGCTGCACGACCAGGCGGTCAGGCTGAAGGCGGATCCGGAGTGGGCCGGCTACTGGGACACGATGACGTGGACCTGGGAGACGCGCTACGCCGCGCTCACCCACCCGCTGCGGCAGCTCCGATACAAGCGGTTCATCGACAACGAGCGCGCCACGCTCCTGCCCTTCGAGTTCGCCCGGCTATACGACGCGAAGTGGGGCATCCCGGAGAAGTCGATCTTCGGCGTGGCGATCGCCAAGCACGAGAACGAGGGGAAGCTCGTCGCCCGCAATGCGACCCCGCATCCGGGCCATCCATACCTGGTCGCCTGGGACGTCGGGGTCACGACCGACTACACGGTCGGCGTGCCGCTCTGCCTGAAGTGCTGGACGGTCACGGACTACTACCGCGAGCGCCCGGGTGATGACGATGGCCTCGAGGTGCGCATGGTCGAGTACTCGAAGCGCTGGAACGAGGCGCAGATGGTCATCGAGCGCAACGGCCTCGGTCTGATCATCTTCGGGCGCGCCGCGCGCCTCTACAAGAAGGTCCAGGGCTGGCAGACCGACAACGTCAACAAGCGCACCGCGGTGTTCGAGGTGCTCAACCGGCTCGGCACGCCGGGCGCCTTGACACTCCTCAAGGATCCCGTGATGTTGAAGGAGCTGACCAATTACGAGTCGCAGCAGAACCCGAAGACGCAGGTCTGGAGCTTCGGCGCACCGAAGGGCGGACACGACGACATCGTCATGGGCGTGGTGATCGCCGTGGGTGCCGCGACGTCCGGCGGCGCCGCCTACATCGAGATGATGAAACGCCAGCTCGCAGCGATGAAGGACAAGCAGGCGAAGCTGCAGGGGAAGGCCACCTCGTGAAGCCAGGCTCGCGCGCCCTTCCTCCCGGCGCCACCGATCGCACGCCCCTCTCGAACCTCCAGGCGGCTCTGGCGCCTCTCCTCTATGGCGCGAACGGCCAGCCGATCCAGAACGGCGGCGTCACCGACCCTTTCCACGGCCGTGAGCCCGGACCCGGCACGCCGCTCACCCCGCAATATCCCGACGTCCCGCCCCGCTCCTGGTTCCCGTGGGCCGGCTACAACCTCGCCTACGTCCCGCGCTCGGAGTTCAAGAACCTCACGCCGTTCACGATGCTGCGGAACCTCGCCGACCTGTGCGACATCGTCGCCGCCTGCATCAACGACGTGAAGCAGCAGATCCTTGGGCTCACCATCGAGTTCAAGGCGAAGGACAAGACCGGCCAGGCGCAGACGGCCGAGATCCAGGCGGTCAAGGATTTCTTCCGCTGGCCGGACGGCGACAACGACTTCTCCACCTGGTTGTCCATGATGCTCGACGAGATCCTCGTCACCGACGCCCCGGCCTGGTACCGCCACCGCACCGAGGCTGGGGATCCGTTCGCCCTGCAGATGCTCGACGGCGCGACGATCAAGCCGCTCGTCGACTATCTCGGCATGGCCCCCGCGCCGCCGGCGCCGGCCTACCAGCAGATCGTCATGGGCGTCGTCGAGAGCGAGTTCACCCGCCCGTGGCGCACCCCCGACAAGCGGCAGCCCGATGGCGGGCAGAAACACGAGCTGGTGTACGCGCCCTTCTCGAAGAAGACGACCGGGCCCTACGGCCAGTCGCCCGTCGAACGGGTGCTGATGACGGTCAACCTCATCCTGCGCCGGCAGCAGTACTACCTGGCGTTCTACACCGAAGGCAACGTCCCCGAGGCCTTCTGGAAGTGCCCGGAGGGATGGACCGCCGAGCAGATCGGCATGGCGCAAGACCTCTTCGATCAGATCCTCGCCGGCAATGCCGCGCTGCGTTCGCGGATCAAGCTCATGCCGGGCGGCGAGGGGACCGGGCTCGAGAACCCCCGCGGTCACGACGCCTGGACCTACGACTTCGAGGACTGGCTGGCGGGCATCGTCGCGTATCACTTCAACGTCTCGCCGCAGCCGTTCCGGAAAATGATGAACCGCGCGACGTCGGAACAGGCCGACGTGGCCGAGACCGACTCGGGCTTGAAGCCGCTGACGAAGCGGATCAAGATGCGGCTCGACACGGAGATCGAGCACTTCCTCGGGTACGCCGGCGTCGAGGCCACCTGGTCGGACACCAAGGGCGAGGACGAGAAGCTCAAGCTCGAGAAGAACCTCGGGTACTACAACGCCGGCGTCTACACCCGGACCGAGGTGCGTGAGAGCGAGGGGAAACCGGCGCTCACTCCTGAGCAGGCGGCCGAGCTCGACGGCGCCGGCGGTCCCGGCAACCCTCTGCCCGGAGGTGCGCCGCCCTCGCCCGGCGCAGCGCCCG